TTTTTGAAACCTATCTAATGATAGTTTCTTTTTGTTTGGTATTTGCTCTCCTGCTGCATCTGTATCTTTATCAGTTATTATTCCAAGCATACTAGACAAAGCATATCTACGAATATATGTAACTGCACTTCCTAGAACTTGAAATTGATTCATACCTTTTAAATTTACATCTTCAGGAATAGATGTTTTACTTGTGATTGTTTGCCCTGTATCAATGTGAAATAATGTTGTTTCTATACAACCTTCATTCATTAATTGAGTAAAGCCTAATTTATGCTTTTTTAACAATGGATTAATCACTTTAAAGATTGTAGGTAAATCACTATACGAATATCCATAGCCTTTTGTTCCTTTATGTATTACAGGACATTCTTGTTGAAATGATGCAAGGCTTTTGTAAATGCTTTTTGTTTGTTGTTTTTCTGTTTTGTTCATAGTTATTTAGATTTAATTGATTTAACTTTTGACTTCTTTTTGTTTTTCTTTTGTTCTTTTTGATATGCTCGTTCTCCAGCTTCTTTAGTTTTGATTGTTTTAGCTAGAAAAAATACTGCGTGATTTACTGCTTGAGTATTATTAGATTTAATACCAATTTTTTTTAATTCTGCTTTGATAATTTCTAAACATTCTTCATCAGGTGCATACAACCTTTTTTTAGGTTTAGCTTCTATTTTCATAAGATTATTTTTTTACAAAGATACAAAAATATATACAAACTATATACTTTTTACCTTCTTCTTATACTTGTCTATTATCTCATATAATTCTTCTCTTGTGTATTTTTTTGTTTTATGTCTATTGTTTTCTAAATACTCTACTCTATCAACACCTATTTTTTTTATTAGATTAATCCTGTAATCAATAGAATTTGAATGTTTATATGTATTGCAATACTCACATTGAAGATGTACGTTAAACTCGTTAAAAGTCAAAAATTTACTTTTGCCACTAGCAATATAATGACCAGCATTTATTTTTTTAGGCTTTGGATTTTGACAAGATATACAAGGCAAACCTTTATCTCTTAATCTAATGTATTTATTAAAAACTATTTGTGCTTCTTTAAGTAAATCTTGAACTGTTTTAAGTTTTTCTTTTCTAATTCTCTTTTCCTTATTCCATTTTTTTTCAGCTTGTTTTTTTAAATATTCAAAATAGGCATCTATACATTCGTCTTTATAACAAAACTTCCTGTTAAATTGTTTTGGCTCAAATTTCTCTTTACAATTTTTGCACCTCATTTATTAAATCTATAATAGGTAATAATATTCCTTTAGATGTATTTGAATCTCCTCCTAAAATATCTCTTTTTGTTCCAATATACCTTCTACATAGTTTCTTTAAATCTTCTGTTTGTATTAAAAATAATCTTGTATCTGTTATAAAATAACAATAATAATCAGATTCAGATGTTGATAAACCACTTGGTTTACCTCTACTAAAATATTCTATAAAAATATTCCCTGTTTTAATAGCTTGTAAATCTTTTTTAACTTCTATTTTTTTATGCTCTAATAAACTTCCTAAAGATTGTTCAGCTATTTGACCAACTTTTAAATCATATTTAAAATCATTATTGTATTCCATCTTTTAGTTTTTTATACATTTTTTTTATTGATAAAGTACCTTCAGGCTGGGAATCACTATACTCTCTTAAATTATATGTTTTTAAATCTTGTTTATATGTATCTAAAATTAAATAAGGTAAGTAATCTTTTAAATGTTTAGGTACGTCTAAACGAGAATAACGATTTACTATAACATATTTGTCTGAATGTATTTCTATACTGTTTAAAAATAATTCGTGTTTATATGCCTTGTAATGAACGTCTGATATTTTTTCGTATGTTATCATAATTTAGTTTTTATAATCCACAGTAACCACTATCACAATCATTAAAATCATTAAAATCTATTTCAGTTTGTGGTTTAAAATTAATAATTTGTTTATAGGTTAAATCTTTTTTAAATGTATTTGGTTTGTTTTGTTCTTCCATTTTAGAAAACCATTCCATTTTGTTAGAATGTTCTTGTGCCATTTTATTTAAAAACATTGGGCTTCTATGAAAACACCCTACGCAATTATTATAATATCCTTTTTTAAAATTTACTGTTTTATTTTTATTCCAAAAATTTTGTATTTCTGTTTGTGTTATTCCATTATCTATTAAAGGAAATGATGGTTTTCTCCATTCTACCATACCCCATTTATTACGTTTACCTGAAGAATCAATTATTATTTTTATTTCTTCATTTCCGTTATTATTTAATTTATCAAGCATTCTAATTTGCCTTTTTTCTTCCCCTTTACGAAACCCTATCCTCATCTCGCATACTTCATTAATATTTTTTTGCCACCATTCAAAAATAGGCTTCATCTTTAATTCTGTTGTGCAATACCTAACCATCATATTTGGTAAATATCCTCCTTTATATTTTATAACATCTTCAAAAGGTTTTCCTGTAAGCCATTTAATATTAACTTGCTCTGATAAATTAAGCATTATTTCTATTATATTATCTTGTTCTGTTGTACCTACAAATTCGCAACCAAGTAAATCAGAAACTATTTGCCTTACTTTTTTATCAGGATATAAGCAAAGTTTATCGTTTGTTCTGACCAAAGAAAAAACATTATAATCAGCAGGATAATTAATTGCTATATAGCTTGATGATTTGCCACCACTTAAACTATTAACTGTTTTCATACCTCTAAACTATTTATTCCAGCACAAGTAAATTTTGTGCCTTCCTCAAGTTTAAATAATACAGGCTCATTGTAGAACGTAGGGCTACCACCGGATTCTGTCATTTTTATTTTTAAAACGTGTATTTGTGTGTACATCCAATCGTAAGGATGGCTTGTATATCTATGAATACTTATAAAATCATCACTGCGATTTAGCCACTTACCACCTCCTTCAGCATCTGCTCCATTTGGTCTTATAGTCATTCCTTCGTAATCGTGTTTTGCAGGATGTACTTTTCGTAATGCTTCTGTTGATGCGTGCATACAAACATAAATTGTCGTATTAAACTTCTTTGCAAATAATCTTAATTTACTAGCTGTTTCGTAATCGTGTTCGTGTGCGTTTACTCCTTTAGGTTTTGAAAATGCGTTAATTGGGTCAATCATTATAGAATCATATTTTTTGTTTATTGATTGAATACCTTTCATAAATTCGTTTATATTCCAAATTTTAAGATGGTCTATAAAATCAAAATGCTTTTCTATAAATTCTTTGTTTGTTTTTAACTCAAACTTTGTTTGGTCTTTTATCTTTTTTCCAGCATATAAATCTATCAAATTTCTTTTTAAACCATTTACTGTATTTTCTGCTGCATAAATTAGATGTTTCTTTTTATGAATTTTAGATAAACAAAGTAAATACCATAAAACCCAATATGTTTTACCTACGTTTGCGTGTCCGATAATTATGCAAAAACTTCCAGCTTTAAATCTTAAGTGTTTATCTAAATCGTTGTTTATTCCTAAACCTTGTGGAACTTTATTTTGTCTAGCTTGTTCTAGGAAATCGTCATTTTCCCTGTGGTTTATAATCATAGTTTAAAAGTAATATTATTTTTTTATACTCCTGTTGGTAGATTCTCGTTCCAATGCTTTATCTTTTTCTCTTTCTTTATATTATCTATTTCTATTTCTTTTTCTATTTCTTTATGCTTAAGCCTGCCTTTAGCCTGCCTTAAGCCACCCTTTCTACCTGCAATGCTTAATTTTAATGACTTATCGTCAATTTGTTTTTTTTCTTCATCAAGGAATTTAATCTTTATTTTGTTCCTTTTTTTTATTAAAAAATTATTTTCTATTAAATAATCTATGTTTTTATCTTCTTTTGTTCTCTTTTTTATTTCTTCTATCGTTAAACAGTTTTTTCTGTTCCAATATTCACAACATACTTTTATAAATAATCCTTGTATTTCATAAGATTCGTATGCTATGTTCCCTGTAAGCCATTCACTTACATTAAATCTAAAAAAAGGTAGTTCCTTCGCCATTACTTTATTTTGTTTATTAATAAATTTTGTTGTCCTAATATTTGATACATTGAACTTAATAAATCGTTATTTGGTATTACTCCCATAGGAAAATCTTGTCTAATTTCTTCAGTAATTTCTTTAAACAATTTATCTTCTTTAAAATATTCATATTCATTTATTCCGTGAATTATTGTTGCGTGACTTCTACTAAACAATTTACCAATTTTTTGTAATGAGTAACCATAAGTTTTTCGTAAATAAGCAAACATATAAAATCTTTTATAAACCAACTCTCTTTTCCTGTTATTTGTATCTAATTTTTCTAGTTGTATGTATTCTTGTATGTTCATTATTTTTTTAATTTAAACTCATTAACTAATTTTTGTATAATCCTGTTTAATGTTTTATCAGTAACATCTATTTTTTTAAGTATATTAATAATGTCATTAACTGCTGTTTGTTCTATTTCTCCTTTCATTTTAGTTTATTTAGTTCTTTGTGAATATGCTGGAATGTTTCGTTATATGTAGGATTACCTGATGGTCTTATTGTCTTTTTTATTTTTATGTTTGGTTTATATACATTATCCCATTCTCGTTTCTTGTTAGGACAATTAAAAGCATCATGTATTTTTTGCATTATATCTATTTTCATCTTTCTTCAGTTTTACTTTGACAAATATCTTCAAATTCGTTATTTATCTGTTCTATTGTTACAGCATCAAGATTAAAATGTTCAATAGGTTTTCTTTCTATTTGTATGTTTCTAAAATTATATACTCTTTCTAAATCTTCTGCGTCTGTAATATGACATCTATCAACTACAATGTCCTCGCAATAAAAATCACATTCACATACATATTCATTTCCTTCATTATCATACAAAAATAATTCTTCTCCATCTCTTTCAACTTCTAACTCTTGTGTATCGTTTACTTCAATAGTTATTATTGCGTAGTTTTCTTTTACACCTTCTAATAATGCTAAATTATAGTTTGTGTAATGTTTGTCGTTTACTCGGTAAATTTTTGTCATTTTTTATAGTTTTAAAGTTTATGGCAATAAAACTAATAATAATATTTTACTTATTAACAAAAAATATATACTTTTTTACAAAGTTTTTTGTAAGTAACTAAAAATCAATAAAATAAAATGTAAAAAAAATTAAGATTATAAATCCATAGGCTGATTTATAGCATACTTTCCTCCGAAAACGACTGCGCATCCAATAGCTGGTTTACGAAAATTTTTACCATAAGCCATTGCATAAGATTCGTGATTGATACCACAGCCTACAGCACAACCAAATATTTTAAAATTTTGACCTACTGCCCATTCTACTCCACATTCTGTATGCCTATGCCCTTGAACTGTACTCATCATATCGTCTTTAGCTTTCTTTATAGCTTTACCTGATTCTCCGTGTATATATTGAACACCATCAATAACTACTCTATCTGTAAAATTCCAACCTTTAACTCCTAGAACTTCACTATATTCTTTAATCCATTGTTTAGGAATACCACCACTAAATGCCTTTCTACGAATAAGTCTATCGTGATTTCCAATTGTTACATCAGCTTTAGGAAATGCTTTATACCATCTTTGTAGTCTTTTTATTGCATAGTCAAGTTCATCTCCAGCACCCATTCCATCAGGGTCAGTCTCGTGAAAGCTAGAAAAATGATTATCTAAACAATCTCCAATTTGTACTACTCTGTTACAATTCCATTTAGCATAGACATCTTTACAATGTTCTAAATAACCATCTAAACAAAATGGCTCGTGTAAATCTCCAATAACTAAAACTCTTGTTTCTTTTTTTGTAATGTTAAAAAATGCCTTTTTTAAATTACCTCTTAATCTTGGTCTGAAATCTTTCATAATAAATAAATAAATAAAGCCCTGCTAAACTAATAACAGGACTTTAGACGAAAAACTATAAACTATGAAACCTTTTACAAGGCTTACAATATTAGTAAATATATTTAATAAATAAACTATTTTCTTAAAATTAAAACTATAAAACCTCCACATAAAACACCTAAAAAAAATAAAAACAACCATAACATCCAGCCACCTCCTGATTTACGAACCTCTGTTTGTTTAATTCTTTTGTTTAGTCTTTTGTCTAATCTATCAATTTTTGCAGTTTCTTTTATAGTCTTTATTTCTTTTTTCGATTCTAAGCGTATCTCCTGCCTTGTTTTAGGATTTTTGATGTATTTATACCTTGTGCTAATTATCGTGTCTCTAATCGTCTTAAAATAGGTATAACGGATAGTATCATTAACAACATAAGCTACAGAATCTAATGTTTCTATTTTTAATGTATCTACAATAACTCTATCCTGTAATATTTCAGGGTCTTTTTTTATTGCTTTTTTTAAATGGTATGTACTTGTGCAACTAGATAATAATAAAACTATAATTATATATCTCATAAAACTGTTGGCTTTTTAGTATAGATGTTTTTTTTGTTTACTCCAATTTCCTTTAACCATTCTTCAACGTCAAAACTAGGACAGGCTTTTGCTGCAAAATGATAATGCCCAGCTATTCGCCATTGTGGCTGTAAAGTAGTATGAGCCTTTACATAGATTTCTAATGCTTCTTTTTGTGCATCTGTTCTTGTATCTTTTGCTTTTTTACCACTTTTATCAAGACCTCCTACAAATACAATATGCCTACTCTGTGAGTTTTTAGAACGCACTCCGTTTGTAACTTCCCAACTATCAACATAATGGTCGTCATTATAAGGAACTAATTCTTCAATAGTTCCGTCTAAATGTATCATTTCAGAATAACCTACTTGAGACCAACCACGACCACCTTTATCTTTTGGATTAGTATGCCATCTATAAATTTCGTTAGATGTAACTTCCCTTCCTTCAGGTGTAGCTGTACAATGAATAATTAAATATTCTAAATTTGCCATTAACGTAAATTTTTACGAATATCTCTAGCCTTTAAAATAATGTCTGTAATTTTTTGTAAGAACGAACAACCTTTAACTGCTTGAAACGATTCGTCTATAGATTTAACCTCTACTGATATTAATGCTAATGCTATTAGTTTTGTCGCTAAATAATCAATACTTATAAAATTGCTCACTAATTCGTTTATTATAAAAAAGTCTGTTGTATAAACCAATAAGACTGCAACTATATAACTCATCAATTTAGGCACTAATCCTTTTCTTGCTTTTCTACTTGATACTTTTTCTTTTAATTTTTTTGCTCTCCATATTCCTGCGATAGTATCTAAAATCGTAGATAAACCTACTAATAAAATAATAGGCTTGATTGGACTAAAAAACACTAATATTGTTTTCATAAAAACTGATGTATGTGCTACGATTAATTGTTTCATTTCTTACTTTTTGTCATTAAGTAAACTTGTAACTTTTTGATGTTTACTTGTTTTGGTTTATATACTTTTCTCATATAGCTACATCTCGTTTATCATAACCTTGTACTGTTTCAGGTGTTTCATCTAAAACCCAACCACAACTAAATGCGTTTTTATCAGGGTCCATATCATCACTTTCGTTATTATTGTATTCAGGGAACAAGCTAGAATTTTTACACATATACTGCACAAATCTATCTGTATAATGTTGTGCTATTTGTCTTTCTTTTTCTACTAGATAATCAACTTCGTTTTTTTCTACAGTTTCTCCATTTTCTGTTCCGTGTTTATATACACCTTTGTTGGCTATTGTATAAGCTGCAAATGGTAAATATTCTACCATAGCAAAATGAATCAACATCTTTTTTAAATGATTGTTTACCAAATCTAAATAATCTCCAGCTAATGTTCCTGCTGTAATATCTGCTAGAATCTTATCTAATAGATTTGTACCTGTATAGTTTTGTATATGAATGTCTTGTGCTATTAGAGCAAACTGAACAAATTTATCTACATCAGTATTTCCGTTCAAAGCTGTAAACTTTGGTATGTCTTGTGTTGTTATTAATAATGCGTAACTCATTTTCTATTTTTTTATACGTCTGATGGTAAATTAGGATTGTTAGGACTAAAACCTTTTAATGGCATATCTTTAGGCATCATAGAAACCTCACTAGGATTATCTACTCTATAACCAAATCTTTGTCCTTTTCCTGTACTTATCTCATTTGTCTTTGGACTTCCTATTGTAGCCTTTTTATTAGCACTTACATACGTTCTCCTTTTCCATTTATGACGACATCTTGCACCTCCTTTATATTTGAATAAATCGTAGTTATCTGTACCACCTTCTCCAAAACCTTTATTTGGATTTGCAGCACTTAATCTATCAATATCTTCTTTACGATAAAGTTTAGCTGCTCTCATCATTTCTCTACAAAACTTTCTTTGTGGTGCTGGATTACCTGCGTAAACGTATCGTACTTTAAAATAAAATCCTCTAACCTCTCTATCTTGTTCACTTGGTTTATTTGGTGCTGTTCTTCCTGTCGCAAATTTCCATATTTTAGATAATGTAGTTTCTTCTTCTTTTTGCAATTCAGCTTCCCATTCTTTAACCTGATTATTAAGGTTTTCTTCTTCGTCTAAATCTACTTCTCTTTCATCCATTAAAACCCAATCATCAGAATCATTTTCTCCTAACTCGTGAATCAAATCTATAAATTGGTCTGACAAACGTAATTCAGCTTCTTCTTTTGCTTGTTGTTTTTCTTCTATAGAATCCATTAGATTTAATCGTTTAAAATATAAATCTAAAGCTGCTCCATTGAAAGCTAAATATTCATCTATTTTATCTAGGATTGCTTGTTGGAATGTAACTATACTTTGATTGTAAAACACCTTTGTTGCCATTTCTATTTCATCAGCATTAGAACTAAATCCGTGATTCTCGTTTGTTATACCTACAATCATAGGAGAAATAACTGTATGAGAATTTAGTATTTTTGCTTGACATTCGTTTGACAAATATTGGTAGTGTTCAGGTGCATCATCTAATGATATATCTTCTATTGTAGCTTTTGATTCTGCATTGTCGTTAAAAGAAACTATTATTTTATCACCACTTGAGCCTGTAAGTTTATTTTTTACTTGTCTTGTAATATCTCTTTGTGCTTCTTCTGTTGGAACACCATTAGAAAAGTTAATTAGCTTTGTAGCACTAAAACCATTCTGTACATCATTAATTTGAAAGTCTGCAATTGATTCTTCTAAAACTGCATATGGAATACCTCCGTGCCAATCAACATCTGTATAATATTTCATATCAATAGAATCAAACTTTACACAATCAATTTCTATTGCATCTTTACTTGTTCCAAAAGCTGAATATTTTACAGGAGGATTTTTTCTTACCTCATCCCAATTATCAGAATAATAGTAAGTATCTATTTCTCCATCCTTATTACATTTACCTACTCTTATTAATCTTGTAGGTATATAATCAACCTTAACAATCTTTGTGTGTTGTTTATTATATAATATTTGGAAATATCCAGCACCTAACATTTTAAAGTTTAAGGCTATTCCTCGTAATGCTTTAGGAGAAATCATTGCTTTCATCATAGCATACTCGTTAGGCTTTCTACTAGCATCTAATGCGTGTAATCCTCTACCATAAATTAATTTTGCTATGTTGTTTATAACAGCATTATTTGTTGTTGAATTTTTGTAACGACCAATTAACCAATCGTAATAGTCATTCTTTGCTCCATATTCTATCCAATCTTTGTTGTTAGATTCTACTATTTCAGGCTTTTCGTATTTAGCTAACTCTAATATATGTACGTTATTCTCCATTATATAATTATAAAGTCATTGTTTGATGTTCTTTCTGTATATGTTCCACTATTAATTGTGTAATCTGCAATAGTTTGATTTGTGCAAAATATTCTACCCTTATAAACTATCTCTGTTCCATTCTTTACATCAAAACTATATTGTTGTCCTTGTTTTAAAGTAAACGTACCAGCTATAACCATAAAATATCTATCAAATGTTGGTGTAATAGAATAGCTTGTGCTACCTTCTACTCCTTTTATAACTAAACTATCAGCTTGGTTTACTCTTGGAATTATTTTAAAATTTTGGCTTGTGCCTTGTTCTTTTAATATTACCATACTTATATAACTATTTTTTAGGTAATTTGTTTATATATAAAAAAACCCACCAATTATGGCAGGTTAATTTATTACTTATTTATTAATGTTTATTTAGTATAACTTTTTGCAATTTTTTGATATTCTTGTTCAAGTTTAGCATAAGATGTAAATAATTTACTTGCAGCAGTATATTCTTTTACAGTATTAGGATTTATACCTAATTCTTTTGCTGCTGACTCAAATTTATTCATATCTTTTATAATGTCATTTCCAATACTTTCTCCAACATCACTCCATTTAAATAATGCAGATTGAGTTTCTTTTAATTCAGATAAAATTCTATTTGCTCTATTTATTAAACCATCTCCTTCAGATTTGTATTTTTTAAATCCATCTGAATATTTTTTTAAGTCATCAACTAAAGCTAATTCAACCTTTTCAGATTTTAACTCTACTCCTTCTGTTTTGTATAGTCTGTTTAAGACTGTTTTGTAATTATCCATTTTATTAATGTTTATATGGTATTTATTTCTTTATATTCTATAATACTATTATCAAACTTTTCTTCACTTGGTGCTGTTGTATGTGTGTATTTATCTTTATCGTGGTCTTGTTCAGGCATAAAATATTCTGTACCTGTAGCATCATTTTCGTAAGTATGTATATGACTAGCACCTACTTCTACACCATTAACAACCTCATCATAATAATTAGCTTCATCTTCTGTTCTAAATAACGGATAATGAAAAACACCTTTAGGAGATTCTATAAATAAAAAATTCATTTTAGGAATCTCTTGTAACTTCCTTTTTTTAGGATAGCTATATAGCTTTGTTAAAACTCTTTCGTAAGCTGTCATTTTTAAATTCTTTTCCCTATCAATTTGTTTTAACTTTCTTTGTGCCCATTCAACTCCAGCATCTCCACCCCAAGCTAACCACATTAAACGACCACAGCCATCTCCTAATTTCTTTTTAGAATTTTGTCTATGTCTTTCAAAAGCTGCCATTCTTGCAATCGTATCTCTTGAAATAGGCTCTCCTTTTGCTAGTTGATTTGCTCTTTGTTTACCTACTGCTGTTCCACAAGAACCCCAACCATTTTCTTCTGCATACCTTAATGCTATTTTAGCATTTTCAGATGCTTGTTTAGGATAGTCTGTATATGATTTTAATTTTACCATAGTAAAAAAATAGAGCAAAGAATAAACTCTGCTCTATCAATATTATGATGTAACAACTGAATCAAAAAACGGACTAGCTGCAATCGTAGTTTCTGTAGCATCAATAAAGTTTGCTGGAATCTTCTCTTGAGCAACCATAGTTATTGTATAACCATTCAAATCACCCATTGCAGTTCCTGTTGTTATTGCTGCTGTTGTAACTTCTGCTCCATGTTCTAATCCCATTAAAAAGAAATTACCATTGTAATCTTCAACTACAACTCTTGGTCTACCAAAAGAAAGTAATTTTACTTGCTTATGTGTACCAACATCTTGTTTCTTTAAAACTGCTGTTAATGTTTGCTCTACGAATGTTGTTCCATTCTCTCTAGAACTTGTAATAGTTTGTTCAAGGTTATTACCACCTTTTAATTCGTATTTATACCCAACGATTGACCCTGTAGAATTAAAACCATCAATTACATCAGTATCAACACCATCAAAAGTATAACTATCTATTTGTCCATAGTTTACAAAGTATAAATTTTTTATACCTCCAACTACATCTTTGCAAGGTTCTATTCTACCTGCTGAAATATCACAAGACATATTTTATATTTTTAAATGTTATAAAAAAAGGTAGGCACTTTTACCTACCCTTTTTAAAATCTAGTTAATTAATCTTATGCGTAAAGTACCACGTCTGTAGAAATACCTATTGCAACTGCTGCTGTAAATCGCATTACAACTCTTACATTTCTTGAACCATCAAGAGGAGCCATATCAATAACCTGTACTTCGTTAGAATCGTTTAACAATCCTGTTCCAAAGAATAAGTTTGATTTTTGTGCAGCTATCATTGAATGATTTGGCATACCTTGAGCAACTACTACAGGAATACCATCAAATGATAATGCTCCATTTGTAAACCAAGTTGTACCCTGATTATTTACACCATTAGCACCTAAACCACTTGCAGCAAAACCTCCGAGAGCACGAATATATGCTCTAGCTACATTTGATGCAACATAGATAAATGTATCTTCTTGTCCGTAAACAGGCGATGGAATTGCATCAGCAACTTTACCCATTTCTGCAATTACGTTTGTAGCATCTACTGTTGTTCCTGTTACATCAATAACCCCTGCATCAGCAGCAGCTAAATAGTAAAAACCATCAAATTCTCCTGCATTTCCTGTTTGTCCTGACCATATATTTGATTCAATTTTTGCAGCAACTTTAGCAGCAGTATATGCTATTACATACTCCTCAAAAGATGGTGCTAAATTATCAAATGCAGAATATCCCATTTGTTCAGCTTCCCAAGATGCGTGTAAATCTTTTTTACAAAGTTGTACGTTTACTTGGAATTCTTCAGGTTCGATTATTTTTTCTGCTAATGTTAATGTACCTGATGCAGTAAAATCACAAGTTGAATCAGCAACTATATCATTATAAGATGCAGTTTGTAAAACTGATTTGTATTTTACGTTAGGCATAATTGTAATTAGACCTTTGTCTAATGTAGATGCACTTAAAAGTGCAGCAGAGATATACTTCCCTGCAAATTCTCCTGCATAAGTAGGAGTAGTTAAAACTGGATTTGGCATTTTGTTTTATTTATAAATTAATATTATTATTTACTTAATCTTTCCATTACTCTATCTAAAGTAGATTTTGCTCTGTTTTGAGCATACTTAACTTTAATTCCTGTTGATGTGTTTTCAGGATTGTGAGTAATTGGTTTAGAAGCTGGAACATCATTTAGTTCTACTTCTTTGCTTTCTTCTTTTTCTTCTTTTTCTTCGTTTTGTACATCTGTAGATAATGTTAAATTAGACTTAAATTCTGCAAGTTTAGAATCAATTAATTTTCCGATAGCATCCATATCTTTGCTAGAGAAATAAGATTCTTTTGTTACTGCTTCAACTACTTTTTTAGGAGTAGCAGTTTCTGTTGGTTTGCTAGATGCAGCAACTTCTTCTTCAACTTCTTCTTCTTTTACTTCTTCTTCTCTTTCAGAAATTGAAGCAATAATTCCTTCTTCTTCTACCTTTAGAATCATACCATCTTCTAATACATATTCTCCTTCAGGTAAAGCTATTTTTTGCTCATCTTCTGTTACTATAACTACTGCTTGACCAGCTTCAAATGTTTCTGCTTCAATAACAGTAACACCATCTTCTAGTTTCATTGTCGCTAACTTAACTTCAACTTCCATTCCTAAAGCTGTTTTAATTGCGTTTAATGTATCACTTGCTTTGCTCATTTTATCTTAATTTTAGATTATTTAATTATATAACTATTATTTAAAAAGTTTGTTTTGTTTTTAAGAATTTTTGTATAATTTAAATAGTAAGTTTTTTTAACTGTCCTTTAGCTATCTTAATTTCTTCTTTTAAATCTTCTGAAGTATTTATTCTTGCTTTTAAAGATGCATATTCTTCTATTGAGCTAGCACTTATTCCAAGGTTTTTTGCTAAAGTTTCTGTTTCTTTTAAAAGTTTTTCTGATGATTTTATTTTAGATAAAAATTCAGATTCATTAATTTTATCGCCTAATGCTCTTGCTTTAAAAATAGCATTATAAAAATTTTCTATGTTTTTATCTAATGCTTTATTAGCTTTATTATATTCTGATAATGATTTACTTAAATCACCAACTAAAGACAATTCTACTTTATCAGACTTTAAATCTATCTCTGTAATTATATCTTTAATCTTTGCAACCATCAATTCATCTTCAGATAATTGTGTACTTGCATCTAATTGTTCAAATCCCTGAAACATACCTTCTATACTAAAACCTTTATATTCTCCTTTTTTAATTAACTTCCATTCTTCGTCATTATTTATCTTCATCATAATAACCCAACTACCTACAGGAGCATTTAACTTATATAAATTAGACTTATCATTTTTTGCATCTTCTACAATCCACGATTCTATAACTGTTGCATTTTTTACAGGCTTCTCGTGTTCGCTAGTTACATTATTTGCGTTTAAGTTTCGCATATATAACTCTTGTGCCTTTGCAATAGTTTCTTTACTAAAATAAATGTTAAACTCTTTGTCTTTCATTTTACGATAAATTCTCTTTTCAGGAACTAACGCAATTCCAACAACAACCCTTCTATCTTCATTAGCAACTTTCAACTCTATTTCTTGTTGGCTTAATGCTACCCAATTTTCTTCAATAGCTGGATTCTCTACAAGGCTAACAGCAAACACACCATCCTCCTTTTCGTTTCTGATAAATAATTCTATTTCTTCCATAATTAAATAACTTATATTTTTTGTTTATGTTTTATTTTATAATCCTGATAGTTGTATTTTATCTCTTTCTAAACTTTGTGCTGTTGTAACATCTCCAGCAACTACAAATGCTTTCACAGGCTGTTGTTCTTCTGTACCTAATGTTTGTGCTAATTGATTTGATGGACTATTCCCTGCAATATTAAATTGTGGAACAGATGTAGTACTTTCTGTATCTCCTGTTTCAAGATTTGGTGTTGTTGAACTTTCAAATTTAGTGTTTTTAATTTTAGCTACATTTGCTATAGCTGTTGCAGCAGCCATAGCAGCCATAAGAGGACCCATCACAACACCAGCAGGACCCATAGATAGACCTGCTGTAAATGCAGCCATAACACTTTGAATGCCTTGTACAATAGCCATAGCAATTTGTAGTTTTTTATTACGTTCAAATGCTTTTTTTCTTATCTTCTCTTTCTTTTCTTCATCATCTCCTGCTTTAGCTAATTCGTTATCTGTAATTGCATTACTTAATCCTTCTAAAGCATTTAACCCTGTCATAGTATGCTGTAAGCCATTTTGAAACATTTTGAATTTTTCAGATTCTGCAAAATCTTTCATTTTTATACTTGCATTGTGAAACTTTCTTTCTAAATCTGTCAATTGCTCAATTTCTATTTCTTTGTTCTTTACAGCAAGACTTTTGTCAATTGTTGGTTCAGGTAAATCTCTAGTAGGTAATTCTATATTAAAAGAATCAACAATTTCATTTCTTTTTAGTCTAAATTGTTCTTCTAACGCTAACATCCTTGCATCATGTTGTGCTTGTGTTATTTCTCTTTTCTTTAATGCTTCATCTAACTTTGCAGTTTCTCTATTAAATTGTGTTCCTAATGTTTCAAGCTGAACAGCCATTGTCTGTTCTTTATTAGCTTGTTCCATATCCTCTGTTTGCCTGTCAAAATCTTGCCTCTTTTTGACCATAGCTTTGTATCTCTCAAAGTTTCTTTTTCTAGTTTCTTCTTGTCTTTTTTCATCTTCTAGAATGTTAACTTGTCTTGAGTGCCAATATTTGTCATCAATATCTTTTAAGTCTTTAAGTTCTTTTCTTCTTCTATTAATATTCTCTTTAATACTTCTAGCTGTTTCAAAATCTTCTTCTGCTAATGCTTTATGATATTCCTCCTTACCCTCAGCAATACCATCTTTTTTTGATTGTATAGCTATTTGATTCAAAGTCATTTGTTCACCTAAAAGTTTTTGCTCCATCTCAAAAATCTCCTCATTTGTAGCACCTTTTAGTTTTGCTATTTCTATTGCTTGGTCACCCTCTCTCTTGACATCTTTTTGAACCCTTTGTAATGATTCAGATATTTTATTATAAGTTTTTTCTATTCTTTCGTTTGCTTCTGCTGCTGTTTCTGTAGCTTCTGCTGTACCAAACCAAGCGTTCATTAAGTTTTTTACAGGGTTAAATAACGCAGCAACTAAAGCCACTAATGCAGTAATACCAGCGACAATTAAACCAACAGGATTTAAAGACATTACTACATTTAAAACTTTTTGTACTACTGTAGAAGCCATAATTGCAGCTTTTAATCCCTTAAATGCTTTAATACCTTCACGAACAGAACTAATACCTTGCGTAATAGCCATAGCAGATTGTACTCTTAAAAGCATTTCTTCAACTGCTTCTGATTCTACACCAAAAGTACCCATAACTCCTGTCCCTATTGCAAATGCACCTGAAACTCCTTCAATAGCACCACCTAAATTTTGTGCTGTTGTTCCAGCCATTGCATCAATTTGCAAGTCTGTATCTATAATGACTTTTTTGTAATCTCCAATTTGCCTAGATAAATCTTTAAACTCTTTAGAACTTGTATCTCCTGCTGCTGCAAGTTGGTACAGAGCATCCTCCATTTCACCTATCTTGGTATTTAATGGTTTTACTTCACCAAATACATCTTCAAATGATGAGCCTAACTCATCCATTTGTTTAATCGCTTCTCTAGCTTGTATATCTATTTCTATTTGCTTTTTAACTGCCATTCTTTCTCCCTTTTAAGCTGTTGTTTTTTTTCTTTTATTGTCGTAGTTAGTTTGTACTTTCCTTTTGCTATTTCAATATTTTCTGTTCTACCGAAATAATCATCTTTACTTAATAATTCTAATATATCTCCTAACATTTTATCCTGCTTGTTTAATTACTATACTTGTTGTTGCAAAAGCTGTTCCTGCTGCATTATAATACGTTACAGGAATAGTTTGTATTCTTTCTGACCCTGTAGTATTTCTTGGTATTGTTATATCTATTGTTCTTTCTGTTGTATATGTAACAGGCAAAGAAAAAGTTATAAATTGTGTTTCTCTTGTTGCACTTAAAGTTACATAACCACCACCACCATCAAACATTTTAGTTGGATTAGGAGGTTTTAACATTTTAACAGGTAAACTTAATGTTCCAGCATCAGATGAAAATGCTTCGTTAGGTGTATAAATTAATCCTTTATTTATTTCCCATTTAGATATTAATACAAACTCAACTTCTCCTGTAGTTAAATCTGTTTTCATAGAATCTATAGTGTATTTTTTATCCCTTAATAATATAGCATCATCTAATGTTAATGTTGTTAAAACATTTATAGGTAAATGACATTTAACAGTAACTTTTCTTGATTTACTATTAAATAAATTAATTAAATAATTACTATAAAAAGTCATATATAAACTATTCTCTATTGGTGTATCTTTTAATGTAGAAACATCATAGCCAAAGTTTTGAGAATAATTTTCTAAATTGTCAAACAAATCTTGTCCCATAGGCATATATGAACTTAATGTACTTGTTGAACTACCATCATTAAATTTTAATGTTATAGATTTAGATTCATCCATAAATAATTTTACAGGCTTTGGAATGTAACTTTTACCTCCACTTGCATTATCTAAAGCATAACTTACTTGTAAATTTTGTCCTGTAAATTTTGTAAACAACATATTTTCAAAAGGTAGTTTTACTTTAAAATCACTACCATCATACGGAAAAGATTCTTGTAAATTACCATAACTTCTTCCAAACTCTCCAAGAAATTCTTCATTTAAAAAAGCCTTTGATTTTTGCCATTCAAACAATATAGATTTGTATAGTTTTAACCTATCAACTTTTATGCTTTCTGTATCTGTATATTCTGTTATATCTACTTCACCTCCATAATTATACCATTGTTCTAATGGCTCTATTTGAAAATGTGTTGCTGTAAATGTAGGATAGCAAACTAAATTAAATTGTTTTAGCATACCACTAAACCAATCAGCAATTTTAATATCTGGTGCTAAATTTTGAAAGTTTATATTATTAGTTAAAACTAAAGGAACAGTAATTGCTGTTTCATATTCTACAACTGTTATTGATGTAGTGCCACCTGAACTTATTGTATATTGGTATTTATGGTTTACTTTAGCTGCAGTTATATTACAAGCTGTATTTTGTATTCTTGCCTGTAAAGTATACACATTATTTAAACTTGGTAAATTAGTTTGTACAGGTGCTAAAGAAACATCAACTGCACTACCTGAATATGTTACAGGAAGAGAACTTAAAAGAGTACCATTTTTAAAAACGTCTATGTAAATACTCGCATTAACTGACAATGTAATATCTACTAATTTTATAGTATGAAAACCTTGACCTAAACCATTCGTTAAATATGCTGAATTATATGCAACATTTATTTCACTATTTGTTAGTGTAGAATTTGCTGTTGAATCGTTAAAAACTACATCTTCAGATTCTCCAAATACAAAAGGAGTTTTAGCATTTTTAAAATATGTAAATGATTTTTTAAAATAATTAGAATCTAAAAAATTACCATTAAATGTCAAACTGTATTTTGATTGTATTTTGTCAAATATTACTTTATCTTTTATTGCTGGAAATAATTCATTCCAAACTAATGGATAGCTATTATTTGATATATCTGTATTAGCACCATCTCCATATGTCCAAACTCTATTAGAACTTATTAAAGGAAACCTAACATCTAAATCTCCTGTATTCGTGATAGCATTAGAAACATTTGCAGGATTATAAGCTAAAGCAATACTTGAGTAATCTAAATCTCTTAATTTATCATCTCCAAATAAATCTTTTAAACTAACAACATCTCCGTAAAATGTAACCTTATATGATTCAGGTACATTGTTTTTTATTTCCGAGCCTTCAAGCTGTACTTTACCTCTACGAAATGGAATATGATTTATTTCAATCCTTGCTGTAGCCCTTTCTTTAGCATTAAACCCACCATCAATATCATTATTATAAAACCAACTAAATATATCGTTGTTAGTATCACTAGCAGGAACAGTAAATCCTTGACTAAAGTCTGTAAAGCATTTAGAAATATCTTGAATATTTTGAATACTAGATGTAATTTCAATTTTCTCATCACCGTATAAATCAACTTTTTTATCATTTATGTATAATTGGACTGTTCTCATTATTGAATAGTATTTATAATATGATGTGCGTAATTAAATGTCAATGTATAATTTATTAATCTTTCGTTTATGCTCTTGTGCATATCTAAACTATTTGTTTGTGGAACAACAGGCTCTCCATCTAACCTGATTGTTTCACTTAATAATATTTGTTTCATAACATCACTATAACCTTCTCTAACAAATCCTGTATTTACAGTAATTGTTTCTGTACCATTTGTATTAAAGTTTTGTGTTATGTTTTTAGATGTATTATATGATGGTGTAGAAGGCATCATATTAAACGTACTTCTTGTTGTGTTAATATTAGACTTTGATACCTTAAAGAAAATTATTGTTTGCCATACTCCATATTTATTTACAAAATCACAAACAACAGGAGTATATTTAGGCTCACATACCTCTGTAAATGTAAATGTTTTATATAGTGATGAATCTTTAAATATCTTTAGTGTAGAGCCACCATTGTTTTTATGTGTTGGTGTAATGTAAGGAATGTATGCGTTATCTTGTGTGTTTAAATTTATATCTACATCTGCTGTACTACCATCTAAACAAACGTATTTAGCATCCCAATCTTCAGCAGGAGAAGCATCACTATCAATACTATAAAATAATGCTCCGTTGTTTTGGTTTTTAAGTAAATAGTATTCTCCTTCATCTAACATTATATGAGCATCTAATACAGGATTGCTTCCATTCTCAAAATAACCATAGCCATTATAACCAATTAAGAATTTTGTATCTTGTAATACTCCTGCTTTTTTTATTAATGCTTTACAATAAACGTAATTTCCTGCTGATGTTGCTGTTAATGCTGTTACAGGAGTAAGTGATGTGTGACTAATATATGATTTTAAATATGGAGATATATCAAAAAAAACTGTTAGTAAACTAGCACTAGGTGCAGGCTTTGATAAATTAAATGTAGCTGTTGCTGGCTCACTTCCACCTGATTGATGTATGAATAACTCTACTTGTATTAAATCTCCAGCATTTGAAGCAGCTTGAGATATTATATACGGACTTCTTACATTTATTTTTGTATATACGTTTGACATTGTCTATTATTTTAATCTGTTCCTTGTGTTACTTGTTCTAAAAATTCATCTACATCTAAACCAAATTTTTCTATTACATCTTCAGGCAATCTTAAAAAAGCATCTTCAAATGGTTTAGTAAAAAACATTGTTGGTTTTAATCCTTTTGTCCAAACTGACCTAGCAACTGCAAATGGAGATATACCTCTTTTTCTTGCCCATTGTTGAAATGGTCTTGCTCCTATTGGCTTATTACGTTTAAATCTAAATGGAGAATTAGGCGCTCTTTTATTTGAGTACGCACCTCTTACACCTTCATCTTGATATGCTCCATAATCTTGCATAAAAAAAGACATACTAAATGACTGTCGCATAACCTTTAAATCAAAGCCTATAGAATTGTATAACTTTTTAGAATCGTTATGCCTTCCTTTAGTTAGCATTGACCTAGATTGTTTTACAACATACTTACCAAAGGCTGACAATTCTTTTTGTACTTCTTCTGTTTTAAACATATCTTATTGCCCTGCAAATTTATGTACAGGATTATTTGGTTTTACTATATTATCAAATTCTATTTCTTGTGAACTCATAACATCAACAAAATAACCATCTTCATAAGTTGGCTCTGTTAACACTCTATCTTGTTCATCATAAGTTCCTTCTGTTATTTCTATTTTACCAATAAAAACCACAGCTTGAATATGTGCAGCATAATCTAATTTAGAATTTAATAAAACTCCTTTATTCATTAAATCTAAAATTGCATTTTTATAATCTTCGTATTTTAATTTATATACTATCATACTGTTCGTGTTACTTTTTTAATTCTACCTGTTGACATTGTGTAGGTACTAGGATTTGATATGACATTAGTTGAGTCATCCTCAAATGTTTCTGTGACTGTTGATGTTCCTGTTAAACCTGTTACAGACAATACATCTGCATTTCTTGTAGCACTTGCTGATGTTGTTACAATATAAGAACTAGGTGTACTAGCTTCTTCTAATTGTATTCCCCATATAAAAACATCATTAGCGTCATCTCCATTTGCAGCTCTATTTATTACCCTAACATTTGTTGATGTTTCACCTCCAGTATTTACCACATTATATCTAACCCAATCAGCAGTCAATGTAACAGAATTTGCACCACTACCAGCTTCTATTGTAACTTTTTCTCCAGCTGTACCTTTCATGAATATAGAAAGCACATGAGTGTTTGATGTTGTTACTGTACTATTTCTAAATACTCTAGCATTAGCAACACCACCTAAAGCTAACTTTTCTGCTGTCGTTGTCCCATCAGGTGCAACTGCATCATTAGCTGTAACTGTTGATGTATTTTTTTTCCAATATGTATTGTCAAATTCTTGTGAGTAATGTAATAAATTTGTTGATTGTGCTTCTACTAAAACAGATGGACAAGTAACACCATCATAATCTAATCTAGGAACATTTGCTGCAACAGATTCTAAAATGTTACTACTATTTGTCCTGTATGCTGTTGTGTTTCTTACAACGTCTAAATCAAAACCTCCTGCTAATGGCTTCATGGCAATTAACTTTCCTGTTCCATAAGCTGATGGCTGTATTTTTCCTAAAGGTGCAGCACTAAATACATCAGATGTATCTATACAAGAAATAGATTCAACAACTCCTCCGTGAGAAACTGCTTTTCCTGTATACATATTTATAAATACTGTCAAAGGATTTTGAACAACTAATGCTAATGTATTACTTGCTAAACTTTTTGATGTTGGTGTAAGATTTGCGCCTGTTTCATCTTTTAAAGTTACTGCTGTTGTTTTAACACTAACAAATGTTCCTTCACTTGCTCCGTTAAAATTCATAGTGCTATCTGCTAACTCTAAATTACCTCCACTTGCAACTGTTGTACTAAATGAATCATCACTATTTGAAACTGTAGCATCTGAACAAACAATAGGATTTGCAACTGTTATAACTTGAGATACACCACTAGGAATATTTGTTGTACTTATTGCTGTACCATTTACATATTGAACTACTGCTGTAGCATCAAGTGCTGTAGCTGTACCATTTACAGATGCTGGAAGTTGATGTGTACCAATCACAGTACCTGCACTATTTCTAACTGATATTTCTATATCTCCTAGAGCCAATGTTCCTTGTGCTAAAATACTTGCTGTGAAACTATCGTCAGAATTACTTACTGCACTATTAGATATTGCTTGTGTTAATGAGCCACCTGATACAATCGTTCCACTATATAAAACTGTTCCTGCTGAATCTGTAATACTATATGAAGCATCTTCACAAGCTGATGGTGCAACTGTTCCACATATAGTCATTTCGTTAGGAACTTCTACATCAAATGTTGCTGCCCAACCAGCATAAAAGTTTTCAAACCTTTCTGTAAACGATTCAAGGCTTGGAGATGAGCCATCAGCTAAAGCAAAATTATCATTTCTTAAATCTCCTCTACGCATTAACTCTAACAATCTTGTAGCAACTGCAAATTGTGTATTTAATACATCTTGTGTATTGTCGTTACCTTTAAATTCATCTGTTGTTTCTTCTTTAGACTTATCTACAATATCCATACAAAAAACAGTAACATTAAATATGTTTGTACGTTCTGTAATTGATGCACTATTAACTTGTATATGTGCATAAGGCATTATAGTTTGTTTCGACAAATCTATTTCATATATAGAGCCTTCAGTAACAGAATTACATTGTGGGTCCTCTAGTAATTGTGTTTTTATTGTATCTAGTAAATTGTAATATGTTATCATTTCTTATAACTCTTTTTTATTAATTCTGCTTCTACTTCGTTTTTCTCTTTTTCAAAACTTAAATATGTTAAACTTATATGTATATTTAACTTACTGATTTCGTCAAATCTTCTAACATCGCCTTGAGCGAGGGTGTAGAAATTTTGGTAAAATCCCCACTTTTTTCCAAAGTTGGAAATTCTGCTGAAATCATTTGTATTGCCTCCTGTCTGATAGAGTGTTCCGTAACGTCTTTTAAGTCTTTCGCTAAATTCCAAAAAAAAACCAAGCTACCTAAAGCTATACCCAAAGGCATATACTTCATTAAATCGCTAAATTCTTTTGTTCCTTTATACTCACATATATCATATTTATCTCGTTCCTTTTTTACTATTGGTCTAAATAAAACAGCCATAGCTTTGTGCATTTCTTCTGTTTTACCTAAATAAGATGTTAAATCTGCAAATTCTCCTGTCGTTATTTCTTCAAGGTTGGTAATAAAACCAAACTCTTGTCCTTTTATTTTAAACCTATGTTTAAATTCTACTTCACTATTTAATAAATTATATAAATGTTCTGCTATTTCTCTAACGTCTTTATGCGTCATCAAAATAACTCTTTCAAAAGGTACATTACATAATGTTTCTATTGTTCGCTGATATAAAAATTCTCCATTTATATCTTTTGTTACTGTCAAATATCGCTGGTATTGTCCAACAGATATTTCGTTCAAATTATCAGGATATTCTATTGTTACTTTCATATCTATTTAATTAACTATTTTTTTTTGTTTTTGTTATATGCAATAATTATATTTGATTTTTATTATTTGTCATAAAAAAGCATCTGTAGTTTGGGAGAGTGGCAGGTGCTTTTTTTATTGTATAAAATATTTACCTCTATTAGGATTGTCTAAATGGTATATGATGTTATACCTAGCAGCATCTATTGCGTGATTCCAATTGTCAATATATAGTTTACTACCTTTATCTGCATAAGAATAATTATTAAACTCTTTACCTATGTTTGTGCTGTCAGGGTCAATTATAATTTCAAAATCTTGCATCCTTACAATACCTGATTCTATTGTTCCTTTTTTTACTGCTTGTATGTTTACCCTTTGGTGTTTTAAATCTTCTATCAATCTAGGCTCTGCTGAATCTGCAATAATTAATTTATCTCCTATTCTATCTTTTATCATTGCACCTAGTATATGTGTTTTAATTCCTGTCTGATAAATATGTTCTTTTAAATATATCTTGTTTTTAGTTTTATCAATAGCAACTTCTATTAACGTATCAGGGTCTACACTAAAACCAAAATCCATTCCACAAGATGTTTGTAAATTATCAGGATTAAATTTACCATAAGACCAATTATCAAATACAACACCTTCTGCTCTATTTATCCAAGAGCCTTTTATTATATGGTCGTATTTCTTTGGATTGTTTTCTTTGATTCTTTCTATTTGAGAAATATAACTTTTACTTAAATTCTCTTTATTGTCTAGGTATGTTGTATGTATATATGTTACATCTCCTTTACTGTGATTCATTCCTGCTTGAACTCCTGCTTCTTCAAAAAACCTTCTGTAAATAAAATGTTCTTTTGTTGCTGGATTTAGAATCATTATAACTCTATTCTGAATGTCTTTTTGACGAACAGATAAATCTATAGTATCAAAGATATTCTCATCTACTAATTCTTCAGCTTCATCAAGTACCCAAGTAGTAACACCTTGTAATGATTTAAGATTTGCTACCTGATTACCTGATGATGTTTTAATACCTCTAAATAGAATCTTACTTTTTGTTTCTCTATGTATGATTTCATCTTTTGTTATAATAAAATCATTAAACATTTTTAGGTGCTGTATCTTATCTACAAATTCAGGAATAATAGATATTGATGCTGACCTTAATGTGTATCTTGTAAATAGAATTGTATGCCCAGCTTCATATGTCATTAACAAACATAAAAGCATATTTATAGAATACGATTTACCTGAACCTCTTCCTCCTGTAACTATAAAATATCTAGTTGGATTATTTAATGTTAAATACTTATGATTTATCACTACCTCTAATTAATGCTATTACTTCGTTAAAAGAATATCCTGTATTAAGATTACCTTCTATTTCTATACTGTCTTTTGGCTTTCCTAGATAATATTCTAAATACAGTTTTATTGCATTTACATCACTTTTATTTATAGCTTTCTCTTTTAGCTTTTTAATGACCTCTACGACATCTTCAGGTGTTGATGCTAGTTCTAATGCTTTTCTGTATTCATTCTTTCTCTTATCGCTTCCTTTAGCCTTTGTAGAATGTCCTTTGTTCCCATTATTTTTTCTTCCATCCATAATCTAATACAATCTAACTATTAGATTTTCATCCAATAATATATTTTAAAATTAGCAATGTCAACAATACAATTATTACTGCTGATACATCTGCTATTAATTTATTTCTTATCCGTTTCTTCATACGTTTCATAAACCTTTTTTAGTTTAGCTACAATCTCTCTAACACATCCACCACAACCCATATCGTTCTCTATTCTTCTGTTAAATATTCTTCTTGCTATCTCTGCTAGTTTTCTCCATTCACTAGGTTTAATTACTGTAGGATTTCCTGTAAAAAATTCATCAAGTATTTCGTATTCGTATTTATCAATACATTCTACTTTCCAATTAAAAAGATTATTTAATTTCTCTTTACGTTCTTCACATCCACAGTCATCTCCAAATACAGCTTTTACTGCTTTCTTGATTCCTGTCTTTTCTGTTATAACTTCTACTACATCTCCTAAACCTTCAACCTTTGGTTTTTTAGCTTGTGCTTTTTTTGTAGTTTTTTTCTTTGTTGTTTTTTTAGCTGGTTTTTTCTTTTCCATATTATATTTATTTACCTTGTCCTCTATATTTCTTTTTATAATTTTTAGAGGATTTTAATTTACTTGATTTACTTTTACTATGAATACCTTTTCTCTTTTTTTTAGGTGTAAATAGTTTTGATACAATTACTCTTTTAGCCATTACTTTATTAGTTCAAAATCTTTATATAAATAGTCTAAATAATCTTCTCCTATATTTTGTTGTAATCGTTTTTTACAATTCTTTAAAGTATTAAATACTGACGTTAAACTAATCTTTGTTTCTTCACTTAACTTACGCATACTTTTTTCATTGCTTACATAAGTATCAAATAACATTCTATCGTACCAATGCCACCTATTAGTTTCAGCTTCTATTTTATCTATTATAATTTTAAATGCTTTTTCATTTTCGCTACCTTCTACATCTGACATATCAAAACCTTCTCCCAGCTTTATAATATATTCGTTTCTTTTTCTACATTTTAGATGATTCATAGAAACTCTTTTTAGAGTAATCCACATATAAATCATATTTACTTCTTTATCCTCATTTAGTATTCTTTGGCTTATTGGTAAATCTTTGTATTTATCGTTTACTCTTTTATCGTTCTCTTTATGTTTCTTTGAACCTAGTTCTGATAATTCAATATATGCATCTTGTACTATATCTTCGATATATTTGTTATCTATGTTTTCAGGGAATGAACGTACAATTCTTAAATATTCGTTATGCCTTTTTGAAACTATATCAAACCATCTCATAACTATATAACTTTATTTTGTTGTATTTGTTTATTCAATTACCTCGTTTTGTCGCATTATACGTTCTATTCTATATTCTAAATACTTTCTATTTAGTATTAATTCTGATGCGTTTATTGTGTTCGTATAGATAACTCCATCTGTTGCATCTAAACATTTTGTTTCATATACAAACTTCTTTACAAACAATTCGTTTGCCATCTTGTATTCTACTACATAAAAAAGACCATCTAACATAAGGCATAAAAAAAACCCTAACAAACTAATGCTAGGGTGTATTATTAAAATGGTAAGCCACCATCTGATTCTACTTTTACAGGTTCGTTTAATTCTATAGATGCACCTTTCTCTTTTTCACATCTCCAATGAGATAAAGAATTATAAACTCGACCATTATACTGTTTACCTCTAATGTTAAACTCTACTTCTACGTTATCTCCAACTTTATTAAATTCTAAAAACTTATCTAAATGCTCTGTATATTCACTTGCTTTATAAATGTTAAAGCTGTAAGGAGTAACAAAACCATTTTCGCTGGTATGATTAACTACATAATCCAATACTATTGCACCATTATCTAAAGCCTTTTTACGACCAATAGATGTAATTGTTCCTTTAATTTTAAAAGACATATATTTATTTTTTTCTGTTGTTAAGTTTTACAATATAATCATTTTTTTGTTATCTACATAAATAGTTATCTAAAGTTGTTATTGTTTCATTAACTTTCTTCTGCCATTTATTAAATGTTAATGGCTTTGTTTTTGATTCACAATACCTCTTATAGATAACAGATAACTCTTCAAGATTTAAAACATAGTGATTATTATTTACTAAAATATCTTTAGCTTCTTTTATTCTTCTTTTACTCTTTCTGTAATGTTCAAATATTTGATTGTCTATACTCATAAATTATTGTTTAAAGTTATATAATATTCTCTAGCTAATGTTATTTTCTCTTTCATTTTCATAATATCATCTCCTGTTAATTTTACTTCAAAAGATTTTACTCGTTCCCATATAGGAATTTTATCTAGGTTATGAAACTCCCTTACTTCTTCTTCTGTTTCTTCGCTAATTTCTATTTCCCCTCTTTTCCAAGAAACTCTTTTTATTTCGTCTTGTATTAAGATTTCAGGTGTAGTAACT